TAAAGGTTCAAACTATCACGAAATGAAGGATATAACGAGGAAATTTAAATGATTACAAGCATAAATGAAATATTAACTGAATGGGCTTTTCGTACTAAGGATGGTTTACCTAATCCTAAGAGTATGGCTCACCAGATTTTGCTTGAAGGTATATTAAAGAATTATGGTTGGTCTGTAGAAGCGAGAGCTGAGTTATTGAATAATTTGGTTGAAAAGACTTTAGTTAAGAATAAAGAATCTGGTGCTGTTTATCTTGTTAAAAATGTAAATGATGAGAAACATGATGTTATAAAGAAAGATGCTTCTGAAAAAGATTTAGATAAAGCAAAGGGTGATAAAGAACCAGATGGTGAAGAAGGTATTGAAGTTCCTGAAGAAACTAGAACAACAACTAAATATAAAGACGAAACATATAATTTTTTAAGTAATTCAGATGTTCCTGAACATAAAGAAGTTAAAGAACTCATGAATAAACTTTGGAATGGAAATTCTTTAAGTGATGGTGAAAAGAAGTTTTTGTCGAATTGGATTAGAGTTGTAGAACCAACAGAGGGATCTAAAAATCCGAAGTATAAATTTTATGTTGCACGAGAAGAAGGAAACTTTAGTAGAAAAGCAGCTCCGAGGGCTGAAAAAATTCCGAAAAGTCCCTCTACAGGAAAAGATGCTAAGCAATTTCATGGTTGGATGCAGCAAAATGGGATTGCGACACAGCGAACTTCAACTTTTGGAGGAAAGAAAACTACTGCTAATCAGACATTTACAAATGAAGATGGATCTACGAGACTTTTAGGTTCGGAAGATAACCCTGCTGCTACTGTACAAAGAGATACACCAGATTCTCCACCAACATCTATTACAATTGGAAATCAAGTGATAAAACGACAAGATGATAAGGAGCTTGGCATTTCTAAAAAAGAAGCAAAACGTAGAAGAAGGCATAATAGAAATTTAAATGAGTATGCAAAAGCTATTGAGGGTGGTACATTAGATTTTATTGATATGGATGAAGGAGTTACGCCAGATTCACCAGAAAATAGAGTTACAGTTATAAAGGGTGCTATAAGTGGTATGGTTAAGCAAATGAGAAAATTAGCTGGAGAACCTATTGCTGGACAACCAGCACCACTTTTGGATAATAAAGCGCAACAAATTTTAGATGACTTAGAAGAATTTGCTAAGAGAGATCCAAATGAAGATGCGGGACAATGGAAGAAAGATTTTGATGCTTTAATGTCTAGGCTTTCAAATCATGAGGTACTTACTGAAGGCTGGGCAAATTACGCGGAGGTTTATACTGCTGTAAGAGATATGCATGATAATGGAAGGGGTACTGAAAATGGGGCTTGTGTTTTGTTGCCGGAAAGTACAACATTAGAAACAGTTGATACTATTGTTATATCTACTAGTGGTGAAGGTGAAAGAAAAATTGTTACTTTGGATGGTGTTAGTGTAAAAAAAGGTGTAGGCGGTGCAAGTGCATTAACTTCTAAAGTTGAAAAATCTATATTTAAATCAGTCGGTGATTTATCTAGGGAAGAAATTAAAGAAGAAGTTGTAAAAATGTCTAAAGCGCATGATGCTATTTATGGCATGGATTTGGATGAAGAAGATCTTCAAAGTCATTTAGATTATCAAAATTCGTATAGAATGAACATGGAAGATAGAGCACGTAAGGTTGGTGTTTCTGAAGAATATATAGAACAGATAAGAAAAGATGCAGAGAGCTCAACTGGTAAGGTTGAAAATGCTTTGAAGCTCATAATGAAAGAAAGGAAGGTAGCTGGATTACCAGTAGATGAAGATACAGAAGAAAAACTTAGGCAAAGATTACGCAGTTATTACACTTATCAGATGCTTTCTCATCAAGCATACAATCAAAACGTAGATGTGCAGGATTTTTCTAATGAAAGTGTTAGTTCTCAAACTAAAACACAAGAAAGAGAGCGCCGTATAGATATAGATTCATCTGATGGAGTTAGTATATTAGCATATCCAAAACCAGAATTTAATGTAGGATTTTCACTTGATGGTAGAAGCAGAAATCCAGGATCTGGTAGATTTCATAATGAAGAGAAAAGGGTATAATGAAAACTCAACTACTCTGCACATTCACTCAAAAAAATCAGCTTGATGTCATAATAGAACTCATCAAAGAATGTAATGATATACTCTATGATAAAATCTATGTATTCGTGAATATAAAAGATAATTCGCAGTTGATTTGCACATACAATGTTGAGTATGATGATGACCACGTTTCAGAAGATATACCAAATACTATTTCACTTCACAGAAAAAAGCAGAGTAACACATTATATACGATCAACGCACTTAACGAAGTTATCAGAGAACTTAATGGTGGAGTGTTAGATAAGAGATTTCCTATTCCGTGGGAAAATTATCAGAACTCTTTACTGCTAACTAATGATGTGGGTCTCAATAAAATACCTACTAAAATACATAGAATTATTAACACGAAAGATTAAAAAATATTTGTATTTCGCTGAAAGGCCAGATACTTATTATTAAATGGTTACAACGGTGTAACTAAAAAATGCTAAATAAATAATAACAGAGGAGAATAAAAAATGGATATTAATTCTATTCGTAAGCGTCTTAATCAATTACAAACCACAAACAATAGGACTTCAAATCTTTGGAAACCACAACCCGGCAAACAGGTCATCCGTGTCTTACCATATAAGCACAATAAGGATAACCCATTTATTGAGTTGTTTTTTCATTTTGGTTTGAATAATAAAACCTATCTATCACCAATCACATTTGGTCGTCCAGATCCAATCGAAGAGTTTGCTCAAAAACTTAAAACGAGTGGCAATCGTGAGGAATATCAAATGGCTCGTAAGTTGGAAGCTAAGATGAGAACCTTTGCTCCAGTTATCGTTCGTGGTGAAGAAACTCAAGGTGTACGTTTTTGGGGATTTGGTAAGACTGTCTATCAAGAATTACTTTCTGTAATTGCAGATCCAGACTATGGTGATATCACAGAAGCCGTTAATGGTCGTGATGTATCAGTAGAGTTTATTACTGCTGAAGAAAGTGGTGCTTCGTTTCCTAAGACTACAATCCGTGTTAAACCTAATCAGACACCAATCGTGGAAGATAAGGCGCAGTTGGAAAACTTCTTAGAGAATCAAAAAGACATAACTGAATTGTATCAGGAACTCTCGTATGAAGAACTCACAGAAGTTCTGAACCAATGGTTGAATCCAGAGGCTTCAGAAGAAACGAAAGTAGAAAAAGCGCCAGCATCAGTTGTCGCGGCTGAATCAACAAAGACTGTTGAAGATGCTAGTGCTGCTTTTGACGAGTTATTCAATAAGTAAATAAAGTGTAGTGGGTGTTGAAGCCAACACTAATAAAACCGAGTGTGTGCGAAGGATTCTTTACAAAGCCGGGCACACCCACTATTTAATTAGGAGAATCATATGTCAGTTAAAGATGACTTGGCTGGAGTTCTCGCAGACTCCTTAAATAAAAAGTTTAAAGACTACAAAGTTGCATATTTCTTAGATGGTGCTCAACCGACACCAACAGATATAAAAGAGTTTATTTCAACAGGTTCAACAATGCTAGACTTAGCAATTTCAAATCGCCCTAATGGTGGTATTGCAGTTGGTAGGATTACAGAGTTGAATGGGTTAGAAAGTAGTGGTAAATCATTAGTAGGTGCTCATCTACTTGCAGAAACTCAAAAGAGGGGTGGAGTCGCTGTTTATATAGATACAGAGACAGCAGTAAGTGAAGAGTTCTTAGGCGTAATAGGTGTGAATCTGAATAAAATGTTATATCTACATTTAGAAACCGCTGAAGATATTTTTGAAGCCATTGAAGAAATTGTAACAACAGTAAGAGAATCAGATAAAGATAGGTTAGTAACCATTCTTGTAGATTCACTTGCAGCTGCAACAACTAAAGTAGAGTTAGAAGCTGAGTTTGATAAAGATGGTTGGGCTACAAGTAAAGCAATCATTCTATCAAAAGCTATGAGAAAGATTACTCAAATGATTGGTAGACAAAAGATTGCTCTTGTGTTTACAAATCAACTCAGACAA